ATCAAATATCTTTCCATGCACTTCTTCAGCAAAAGGCATAGTGAACCGCTCAGGGAAGAAAGTTAAAGCTGTAGCCTTTGTAGATACAGAACAAGTTGAGAGTATTTGTTTAAGTTCTTGATCCATAGCCGTCAACCGTCTCTTCAATATTTTGTATTATTTTAAGGTGTTTCATTTATTCCTTATACTTCATCAAACCTTTAGCTTTAAGATCGTCCAATAATGCATTGACCTTAGTCACTGTAGTGGCAACATTAGCCGCAGCAGCTAATCTATCCTGATAATCTAAAATGTTGTCAGAGTCATTATAATATCTTCCATTAAATCCAGGAACATTGTCTCCAATAGTAGCCATAAAATCATCTATATATATATAATCAGTTGCGCCCCCTACATCAAACATTATCAAGGATAAACTAAAGGAGGTTGCATCAGACGGAACTCGTACAGTAACATGGATTAACTCCCATTCATCAATAGTAGTATTTGTCAGGCCAACATCAGAAGTATTTCCAGATGGGGCTGCGGCAGAGCCCTGGAGCCTGATTTGACCGACAACACTACAATGTACCCATAGCGAAGCAGTAAAAGACTGACCCAAAAATTTGGTCAGATCGGCCCCACTTTGAGGCAGATTGTAATATATCTCCTTTGTTGCACCGGTATCATTGAGCAATCTAAGTGAATAATCTCCACTGTGTTTCTGGGTACTTGATCTGGTTGCACCAGTAAGACTTGTTGTAGCCCCCCAAGTCCCGTTTGGACGACCAAGATATGCAACACTATCACCAGCTGGAAGAGTTAATACATTATTGTTAGCCCCTACATCACAGTCTTCATTTTGGAATGTCCCTGTTTGGTTTTCTAAAACAAGAGTGCCATCTGCATCACCGCCGGCCCAGCTACCCCCATATAAGGTAATTTTTTCAACTCTGGCCGTAGCTGTAGATGTTGATCCAGTTAAAATATCACCCGCTACAACTTCATACACCCCACCAGATGTAAATTTATTACCTGCATCATACTCCCTCATCTGCCAATGTTCAAAATCACCACCTTCTACTAAATTCGTAAATTTCTGGTTCTTACCCCTATATGCTCCTTCATCCCAGAAAACTACATCATTTCCATAAGAGGGATAAACGGGCATATTCATTGTGTATATCTTGGTGTCTTTATCGGCTACATTCTCTGGCAATACAGGCCTTGATGTGCCTACCGATGCTCCTCCGCCTCTCCACGTCCCGCCATGCAGAGTTAATTCGGTTACTCCTGTACCAAGATCAAAATGCTTGTCTACCAGTTCACCGTACCCATTATACACAGTAAATCCCTTACCTGTACCTTCTAAATAAAATCCAGTTTTTACATTCTCAACTATTGGATTATAAAATACAGTGTTAAGCACGGCACCTATAAACCTTGCACCTATACTCCCTACATAAGTATAACTTCCTCCAGACTCAAAATCATAGAACTTACACGTAGTCATAGTATAGCCAGTTACGTCAACATCAAGGGCATATGCAGTATTCTCTCCCTCAAATCGAAAATCGCAATAACTAAATCCCTCTCCGCCGACATTTGGCTTTAATGCTATACCAGTTTCAAACCTGTAAGTGTGAACATCAACTCTAACCCGATACATATACCGTGACAGAAATCCAATAGACCCGTCGCCATCTATATAGCTATCAAGTTTCTGAATATACATCCGCCTAATTTCATTTCCATAAAGCTTAGCTATTGACACAGCAGTTCCAACACCATCATAGACAATAGCACAGTAATTCATATCATAATTTACATCTGCCAATACAATGGTGTCGTTAGTGTTATATTTCTCGCCTGGAATTGGACAATAGATATCCCCACCACTGTCAATAGCTTTTTGGAGTGCTGTGGTCGTGGCAGCTGCATCACCATCATGTGTTACTCCCCACCAGTGAGGATCAACTTGAATACGGCGCTTGTTTGCCCACCCAGCATAGCCAGCAACAACACCTTCAGGAAAAACCACTGCCCCATCCCCACTAAACACCTGATAAATTCCAGCAGAAAAAGAGCCGTTGATGGTGAGAGTGACGCCAGTGTCAATGTTGAGTCTTCCACCTTTAACAACTTTAATCCCTTCATTAGCTGCAGCAGTTACATCTGCTTGAATGACAGAATATTCATTAACAATGATAGTTACTTCTTCATCCTCAACCTGAGCCAAGACACTTTGAAGACTGTGAAACCAATTTAGTTTAAGCTCAGTACCATCTAAGAAATCATAGTAACCAAGCCCAGCAAAGATCTGGTAGTTTCCAGCTTCTATATTCTTGATGTTAGAGAAAACTACTCCTGAATCAACCTGGATAATGTTGTTAGGAGAATCCCACTTTAATGTAACATCGTTGCCTAATGCACAGGTAGCAGTTATATGGGCTTGGGAAGTTACTAACAAAGTAACCGAATCATCATTAGTTAAGTCAATAGCGTTGTAAAGAGTAGGAAACCAAGCTGAGCGAACAACAGATCCATCAGCGAAATCTACATCTCCAGCGCCTGTGAAGATTTGACGATCTGGTGATCTGATATTTCTGGTGTTGATAGTTAGTTGACCAGAGTTAACTATTGCACCATCCCGCTCGAAATCAAGAGTGACGTTGGAAGGGACTGTTAAAGCTGTTACAGTCTGCGGTGAGACAATTTTGATAGTCCGTTCATTAGAGCCGACTGCATCTATTGCATCATTGAGAGTGGTATAAGCACGAGAGTCAGTCCAGATACCGTTTGGTGAAGTTACTATTACATCTGGGAAGAATTCTGCAGATGCAGGAGTGGCAAATAGTGTTAAAGCTAAAATAATTGAAAGGATAAATTTCTTCATTTTTTATCTCCTTAGTTTTTCTCTGTTCTAAATAATTCTTGATAGACACTACCTCTGCATATGAAGGCTAAAATATCCTGTTGACTCATTACAAAGTCAGTACCTGCAGGTGATGAATTGAGGTTAAGTTGAGCATTGCTTTGGATAGTTATATTGTTATCCTCAGCGATTATAAGCACCATATAACCATCTAAGTTAGCACTTATAGAGCTAACAATTTCTGCATTGTCAGCAGATATGTAAACTATGTTAAAAGGAATATTAGGTATAGTAAGCTCAGTTATTCCTGCTTCTACTAACACTACCGATGTATGTGCTAACATTGACACTATTTGAGATATTGCATAACTTTCATTATCTATTGGACTTTCCATAGTTATTCTCCTATCTCATAAAACATAGTAACCATTATATCTGCATTGGAACCAGTTACAGCATTTATAAATTGGAAGTTCTGAATGTTTCGAGTGTTGGAGATTAAGTAACTTCCTCTGTTATAAAGTAAATGACCAAGAGCTAAAGCTGATCCAGATAACCCTGACACAGGCACAACTCCATGCGCAAATCTTACATCATTACCTTCAGCAGTTACTATACAACCAATAGGTAATTTACCATTAACATTAGTAAGTTGACCTAATGAAAATGACTGAGCTACATCTGAACACACAATGTGTATAGTGTATTCTGCTGTTCCTGATATATGAGTATTTAGTTTCATATCCTTACCTCATTAGATTGTTTTATTGTTAAACGATCTTGGGCCTTAGCTAACTTTTCACGCCAAGACATTGGAGTAATTACTTTAGGTCTCATAGTGTTAAATTGTATAACTTGTTTATTGTCAATATCCTTAACAGTTTCCTTTATATAGGAGAATTTGTCAAGCTCGTATACTTGATTGCTTCTATTGCTGCCGTGAACTACCATGTAAGTGTAAGAAGGTGGAATGGTGTAGACTGTGTCAAATAGGTCACCCATTCTTAAATGAACAGTTTCGTATAAGTCTATTTTTTGTTCTTTCTTTTGCACTATAGCTATGAAAGGGCTTGTTCTAGATCTACCATGAGGAGCGTAGAATGTGTATACTTGGCCATCTGGAGATTGACCAAAGACTTGGTAATTAATGAGGAAGTTATCTTCCTTCATTATCCTAGCCATGTGCTTCATGTGAGCTATCCAACCAGGAACTACCCAATCATCTATGTCCATGCGAGCCATGATAGGTGTGCGAGGATAGTTGAGGAATCTGGTAATGTTCTCAGGACATCCCTTGTCAGTCTCCTTAGCCCAATTCTTTGATTGTTCAACTGAGATTCTCCACTGGGATAAATCACCTGAAGTGTATAGAAAGTTGATGTTCAAGTTTCCCCAATCAAGGGATTTGATTCGCTCAGTTGCTTCGCAGTCTTCTGGGCCGACAGAGAGATAAACAGCAAAGTCTTGGTCAGTTTGAGATTTAAGACTGTTGATAAAGTAATTTTGCATCATAGATAGATGTTTCTCATCTATGACACCTAACTCATGAAAAGGTCCAACTTTGTTGTAGATTGCCCTGGACACAACAATGGTTTCTAAGGAAGAAGGATTTGGGTCAACCTTTATTCGATTACGAGGAAACCATAAACAAGAAAATCCCCACTTTGACTCAAACAACTTACGACCTTTTTGAATTAACTCTTCATTGTTTTTAGTCTTTCCATATTTATTATGTCTATCACCTCTATCGTTGTTAGCTATGAGTTTCCTATCTGTGATAGTAGCTATTTTCCACCCAGCTTTCCTAACATTCATTGAAAAGTCAAAGTCCCAAGAACCAATGAAGTATCTTATGTCTATGATGTCTGGGATTAAGGCTACTTCCTGGCGAATCAGCATTGATGTTCCACCTATAAGGTCAACATCTATGGTTGGACCAATTATGGATTCAATAGGTATGCATGTTACCTTAGTACCGTTGACAGTTCTATGATACACAAGTTGATTATGCATTACATCTACCATGCCATAGTCAGGGTTGTTAGTTAAGAATTCTAACTCCGCATCCAATGTACCTTCCTTATAATCCATATCATTGTCAGACATAAAGATGAAAGGTGTTTTAGCTGCACGTTTTAAGTTAGTTGCACGTGGAGGAGCTATGCCACCATTTCCAGAGGAGAAGTAAATATCTTTCTCAACGAATCCAGAAGCAGATTCAATGATTAAGTCTTTCATCACCCTAGATACCTTTTCCTCTCCTTGAACATGAAGGCAAAGGTTTAAGGGAAGTGAAGTAGACTTAGGTATGCTAAGCAAAGTTTTCGCTAACCTATCTTCCCTCATCCAAGATACTATAGCTACAGTGATTTGTGGTTTAGTCATTTGATTTCCTAAATATTGCTATCCTTGCTGATTGATCATCTAGACGATTACAGTTTTTAAGCATGGGTAATAATCCCTCTGATTGATGATCGTTGTTGAAGTCGTCTATAGCGATATACCGTGAGTGTTTTTGTGCATAGTATAGTTGATTCATCCTTGGTAAAATTCCGTCTACTAAAGATAGACCAAAGTGGCCTTTTATATCTGCGTCGACATTATTCCATAGACGAAATTTCACATTATCAAGATTAAACTCTTTAACTATTTCAAGATATGTAGGATCTGTTTCATATGAAGTTACATCCAAACCTGCGTTGTTTAACAGTATAGTTGACAATCCTGATCCGAATTCAAGGGCAGAGGTAATCTTATGTTTCTGTATATATTGCTTTATTATGTTCCAACTATCCATGTCTAGGAAGCGGATTTGAAAGGGCCATTCTTTATATATTTCTTCGTCAGTTTTCATAGTTAGTTTTATTATAAAACGATCTATTTATCAATAATAGCATCAGACCCTTCATCTTCTTCAATAGCATCTATTGAATGATTAGGGTCGATTTTATCCAAACCCATATCTATGATTTTACTAAGAGGCCTACGCCAAGGTATTGACCCTCCATGCTTACGTTTCATCTTTCCAAGACGTGAGCTGATGGTTTCATCAGGGTCTCCGCCAGCAAAGGTGTTTCCAAGTTGGTCAATGCTTATTAAGATGTTTAATAAATATTTTCCTATCATTAGTTAACCCTCTTAACCCTTGTCAAAGCAGCACCAATTACTAAGTAAATAGCCTCAACAGAGTTTTCCTTAGGGAGAAGCCAACAAAGAGCTCCAGCCAGTATTAAAAAGATTAAAGGACCTAAGTTTGATTTTATAAGTTCAGTGATTACTTCTTTCATTTTAATATCTCCAAATCCATAAAGTATTTGACTCTATCAATGTAGAAATCCTTGTCTAAAGGATCACAGTAATGCTCAGTTGCTTTCTCAATACTTTTCCAACGTTTTAAGAGTAAACGTAAAAAGGCTATGCCACAAACTATATCAACCAGATCATCATCAATATTTTCCATCTCATATAGCAAATCCTTCATTGCTATAGAAGACATCTGAAACACACCACGGCAGTTAGTAGGTGACTTCTGATTAATCCCTAAGGAACTCTCAATCATGGCCACAGCTACAGCCCACGAAGGGTCTATGCCAAATATCTTGGCAAAGGACTTAATTGTATCCTTTGTCTCAAGCTGTTTTTGATTCAGGTTCATTGATTACCTCCGCATCTACAACAGTTCCAGACTCCTCAACAGCTTTTGCTCCACGTGACTTAAATGCTTCTAACTCTTCCTTTGTTAAGGTATATGAAGCATTAACATTATGAATCTTTGTCGGAGCCCTTAATCCACTGAGTTCTAATGCAACAGTGTCTGCCACAGCTTTTTTATCTTTAAGTGAGCTTTCACCACTGTCATCATCAAAGATTTCATGGTAAACATCTAATGCCTTGTTAGTCAACACTCTAATTTTTTCTGAAACTTTTTTCGCTTCCTCATCCCGATCAAGACGGATTTCAGAAAGCTTACGTTCACCAAGTTCGGAGTTAAGGGTGTTGGAAACTGTCTGGGGATGGATATTTAAAATCTCTGCTATCTCTACATTCTTGAACCCTCTCGCAGCGAGATTAACTATCTCATGATTTCTTTGCCAAAGCCCTTGGATTTCATAGGTTTTACGTTCACCACTTTCTGCACGCCGCTTGTCTGGCACTAGGAAGTCAAATCCATACAATCCCTGTCTCGTCTCCACACCTTCCATCTTGGTTACTTCCTACCTTTCCCATTCTTTGGTTGCTTCGCTGGAGCACATCCTCCACGACCTTTATTATCCCTTTTACCTCTTCCACTACCATCTTTCTTAGGAACTCCTTTACTCATAGCAATTTACCTCAATTTCCTTTCCATTCTCTAAATTCTACCATATCACATCTACAAACGTTTGTCAATGTGTATTTCAGCAAACATACACAAAGATCATTCAATGATTAAACAATCTACACTTAACCGTACATGTTGGGACATTTTATAAAACTTCAGACAAAATGTAGAGGAGGTAACCCCCGCGCTATTACGTCTAATTTCCCCCATTGGATTGAACTGTTAATAAAATCAATGGGTTACGTGCTAGGTGAAAATAAACATTGACATTGATGGTTGTTATGATATGATAAAGCCACGATTGAATATGTTCATTGATAATTGAATAACGTTGCAACTCCATGATACAAACTAAAATGGAAGGAGTTTTATCATGGATATGAACGAAATAATCAAAGGTGTAGTATTGACAAAGGAATGTTCAATCAAGGCCGATAATGATTCGGATGAGTCAAAACGACTAACCGTCAAAATGAATTACGACGGCTTAACCATGCAGGATATATTCACAAAGGCCTTGAGTTCAGATGTTATTAAATGGCAAGCCGGCGCAAGGAAAAGGTTTGACTCTTTCACGGATAAACAAACCGTTGAGGTATCAGCAAAATCTCCGGGTGGTTCACCTCAAATTGACCCTGAAACAGCAATGGTAGCGAAACTCAAAGGCATGAGTCCTGATGAACAAAAGGCGTATATTGAGAATATGTTAGCCAAGGCAATCAAATAACTAAACATTTTCATGGAGTTGCAAACATTAAGGGAAAGGGCAGTGGTTTAATTATCACTGTCCTTTTCTTTTGCTTAACATTCTATGTTGTTATACTTGGAACGTTGGACTTGGAACATAGCATTAAATAACTCTCTTTGTATCTACACTTGGAACACCTAACCATTAACCGCTGAACGTAACCTAAACCGTAACCTTAGGATTCAGTAGTGTATCAATGGCTAACATCTCCAGTTCGTTCAATGATAAAACGATCTGTTTGATGTTCAACTTGGATTAAATACACTGAATTGTACATTGACATGAGGGTGTAGTTGTGTTAATATGGTTAATATGGTTAATATGGTTAATTACAACATGACGTCCAGTCCCACCCATTTGAAAACGTTTAAACAAACTTAAGGTT